TGGTAAAACACGTATTATATCAATGGCTCCAATAGAGTGTACATTAGATATACGCATGTATATGAATGATTTCTTAGCAGCATTTAAGGCATCTCGTATTAAAAATATGTGTGGTATAGGTATAAACCCAGACAGTATAGAATGGACACATCTAGTTTCTTATTTACATGAAGTTGGAGATAAAATAGTGACTATAGATTATTCTAATTTTGGTCCCACTTTAATGTCACAGATAGTTGCAGCTTTCCTCGATATCATGGTTAAGTGGTTTGAAGAGAAAGGAGCTTCAGAAGAACATGTTGAACGAATACGATGGATTGTTTATAATGATCTATTGAATCCATACCATTTAGGAGAGAATGTTGTTTATCAGACGTTGAATGGAATAGCTTCTGGTTCTCCTGTTACTGGTGAACTAAATTCTGGTGCCAATATGTTATATATTATGTGTGCTTGGCTAGAAATAATGGAAGAACAAGATCTAAACAAAGCCAATATGAATGCCTTTTTTGAGCATGTTAGGTTAGTGGTGTATGGTGATGATCTTATCATGTGTGTTAGTGATGAAGTTTGTGAATTATTTAATGGAGTCACGTTAAAAGAAGTGATGCGTCCTCATGGATTGACGTTAACTTCAGCAGTTAAAGATGCTGAAATGCCTAAATACACAACTATTTTGGATGCACAATTTTTAAAAAGAGGCTTTGCGGTCCATCCTAACAGGCCAGGTGTTTGGCTGGCTCCAGTAGATGTTAATAGTGTTCGTGAATGTCTTAATTGGATGACTAGTACTTTAGAACCTGTAGAAGCTACTATAGAAAATTGTAGAGCTAGTCTTGATCTTGCTTATGGGCATGGACCTGTATTTTATGAACAACATCGTGCTAATATTAGAAAAGCATGTAATAGACAAAATATTGTGATTAAAACAGATTCATGGTTAGCTCGTGATTACCAGGTTTTTGGCACTGGTGTAATAAATCCTGAAGATGTCCGACATTTAAAAACATTACCATGGTATTATTATATAAATGAAGATGAAGATTGTAGATAAGATCGTCGAGTCACAGGTGCGGAGGGGGTTGGCTTACTTACCCACAATCCAGTGGATTAAGTAGGGACTGTGACAGTACTTCGAAACTTGTAAATATACTTTTCTAAATTTGTGTTTAGTTAAGTTTTGTAAATAATGTAAGTAATAACTCAAAAACAATGTGTAAAACTTGTTTCTTACATTCTAGAATAGAGCACGTAAATAGCCAATTTACGGGGCCCTAGGTCTAGTTTTTTGAGACAAAAAAAA